AATCACGACTTGGTGTGATATTCGTCAACCCTGTAAACCCAATCGTCTGGTCCCCGTGATCTATCATGTAAAACAAGGCCACATTGTTGTTCACCGCATTCAATAACGATGTAATCGCCATCGTGCAAGCCAGTTCATCTGGAACGACCTGCCCCATAAACGACTCGAACCCTTTTCGGTCTTTGGCATACCACTTTACAATCCGTGGTGGATCACCGACACCATAAGACCGAAGGAGAATATCTGACATTGCTCCGTTTACGAGTATACCTACTGAGATGTCTGGAAGCTAATCATTCCTCGGATGTCAACATTATTCGTAATACTGGACGGCCAGGAACTATGATCCGTCCGATAGCAATAGAGCTTATCGGTTCCCCCGGTGGTAATATAGCCTTCCGTATCGACCGACCCTTTGATAATGAGCGGTCCCGTAAACGTCGTGGCGGTGGCCTTCAACCCCTTCGGAATCTGTATCCTCAGTTCGTTCCCCATCCCTGAGCCGGTTGTCGTGTCTTCCAGAAAGAAGTTGATCGTCACGAACTGGCCGACCTTGATGTATTGCAAGAGTTTCTGATCTGCCGCCGCGACGGTCCATGTGCCTGAATTTGCTGTGAAATTCCCTGCTGCGAACGGTGCGCTTTGCCATCCTAACTCCTGCTGAATCCGTTGCACCCTGCGACGGGTATCAATCGCATTGAAATACATGGCACGCATGGCCTGTTCCATGACCACACCTGTTTCCTCACGAATACGGGCAAAATCTGGAACAGGGAAATCGAGCGGGATATTAGAACGTGCCATCTTTATCTACGTTTCCGATCTATCCGTCGTCTTATCACCTGATTCACACCCGCTTTTTCGGCTCCTCGTTCAAAAGCGGCTTTGCTTTGATTCAAACGTGGCCTATGCGACTCTGCTAAATTCCCTTGATTGAATTGTTGTATATCCCGTGTTTGCCTTCTC